ATCTTGATTTATATGCTCCTTTAGCAAGTCCTACTTTTACAGGAATACCTTTAGCACCAACACCAGCAACTGATGATAGTTCTACTAAAATTGCTACGACTGCTTACGTCCAAAGTAATCTTGGTAGTAGTGCTTTTTATACAGTTGTAGCTCCTGCAAATCCATCTAATCTACTTACATATACTTTTCCTATAGGAAGTGGAACACCTTATGGTTCTTCATTTTTCTTTATACTTTTAAAATCAGTTTATACTTCTAATACTGGTATAAATACTACACCTGGTAATCCTGTTGTTCTTATTCCCACTCAAAGTTCAACATATGCTATGGGAATGGCTTATACTAGTACTTATTCAATTAATGGAATAACAATTTATAAAGCATACCTTTTTACTTTAGTAAGTTATATTTTAGGAACTTCAGGAGATACAATGTCGTTTCAAACAATAGTTGGAAATGATCCAGTTAATACACCAGTATATAATTTAAATTTATCCGCTAATAGAGATCCAACAGCAAATATAACAATGGTTATTTATAAAGCTTAAAATAAAAAATGTTTTATCTTTGGGCGACCTTGAATAATTGGATTTTTACTGGAAAAATCTATTATAATATTGATTTTTACAACAAATATCTAATAAAAAAATTGAAATGTTGATTTTTACGAGTAAAAATATTAATATTTTTACCTTACAAACACAGTAAAAATCTAAAACTCCTTTTATTATTTAGATTTCTATTGTAAATATCAAATATAAATAGATTTTTCCAGTAAAAATCCAACGCTCCTTAACATTAATTCAAAATATTAACAAAAATTTGATTCAAATATTATTCTAATAATTTATTTAACATATAAAAAAATATAATAAATTATATTATGTTGTATAATGATGATTGTTTTAATGTATTTTCATTAATAGAAAATAAAACGATAGATTTAATTATATTAGATTTACCTTATGGACAAACAGCATGTAAATGGGATAACAAAATTGATTTAGAAAAATTATGGATTGAACTTAAACGTATATCAAAAGATAATACTCAATATATTTTTTTACTACAACTAAATTTGGTGTTGATTTAATTAATAGCAATCCAAAATGGTTTCGCTATGATTTGATTTGGGAAAAATTTAAAGCAGTTGGTTTTTTATCTGCTAAAAAATGCCTTTAAGAAATTTTGAAATGATATATGTATTTAGTAATCCAACAAAAAAAGGAAAAATTTATAATCCTCAAATGACTGAAGGTAAACCTTATAATAAAACTTCTATAGGAAATGAAAGAAGTTGTGTTTATGGAAACTTAAAACGAGAATTACCTTTTATAAATTCAACTGGTAAAAGGTATCCACAAAGCATACTTAAATTTTTACAAGATTATAAAAAAATACACCCAACTCAAAAACCAGTAGAACTTTTAGAATGGATAATTAAAACATATTCAAATGAAAGTAATTTAGTTTTAGATTGTTGTATGGGTAGTGGTTCTACTATTATTGCTTGTATTAATACAAATAGAAATTATATTGGCATTGAAAAAGATAAAGAAATATTTGAAAAAGCAAAAGAACGAATTGAATCTATAAAATTATAATTAATCTATTTTTCACTTAATAATTTATTTAATATTTTTATATTATCTTCTAAAGATGGAGTTAGCCAAATAAGATAAGTTGCAAACAGACTAGGAGATGGTATAAGCTCTTGTATTAATTTTTTTTCAAGTGGATTATTTAAATGTCTAGCAAGAAAGGCATCTCGTTTTTGTTTAGAAGCTCCATCAATATATGTATCTGCTCCATCAAGGCCAAAGTGATAAGATTTACCATCTGATAATATAACTTCAAATCTTTTTCCTTTTCTTGTACTTGGTATTAAATTTATTATTTTCATTATATATAAACATTTAGAAAAAATATCTTTGTATATATTAAATGAGTTTTACTACAAATCCACACTCTCAAGCAGATAAGGTATATTTAGATCTTGTTATTACAAATTTAGATACTACAACTAAAGCACCTCCAACTCTTTATTATAATCAAACTCGTAATAGTCCTATAATTGCTAATCCTGAGGATTATTATTTATCAATTATTCGTTTTACTTTAGACACTCCAACGCTTCCAATTTTTCTTCCTGAAATTCAACCTAATCAACCTGATTTAAATTTAACAATTTATTCTGTTTCTTTATCATGGACTGATCCAGCAACAAGTATTACTTATACTCAACTTGAATATATTATATTTGCTCCTCAAGATTTATCTTCTGCTGTTCCTCAACCACCTTCTCAAACATCTACAGGTCTTCAAGATAATTCAAGTGGATATTATTATATTTATACTTTTCAATATTGGATATATTTAATCAATCAAACTTTTGCTACTTGTTTTACTAATTTAGCATATCAAGTTGCACTTGCTGGTGCTGTTCTTCCTACTACAAATGCTCCTATTATGACTTTTGATACAAATACACAAATTGCGATTTTGAATTGTGATGTTTTAGGTTATAATTATACTTCTAGTAATTATATTAAAATTTTTATGAATCCAGCACTTTTTCAATTGTTTAGCAGTTTTCCTTTTATTATTGAATCATTTGATTTAACAAATAATAATTTAAATGTTCTGATTCAAACCAATACCTTTGGAGGTGCTAATGAGATCCAGTTTCCTCCTATTAATCCAACTTATCAAGCTATTCAAGTTGTTCAAGAATATTCTACAATCGCTTTATGGTCTCCTATTACTAGCATTGTTTTTTGTTCTAATACTTTACCGATTGTTCCAACAAATATTTCCGCACCAGCTGTTTATGTAAATGGTACGATATTTAATAATGGTAATAATTCCATGGTTGAACAAATTATTACTGACTTTGTAAGTGATACAGGCTTTTATAAACCAAATATTGTATACAATCCATCAGCACAATATCGTCTTATTTCTTTAACAGGTAATAGACCTATTTATAATGTTGATATTTCTGTATTTTGGAAAGATAGAATCGGAGCATTAGTTCCTGTAAAATTAGGAAGTGGTACAACGGCAACAGTTAAAATTTTATTTTCTAAAAAAGGTAGTGATGGAACTACTGGAGTTTCAAAATTTTAGGCATATTAATTATTATAATTTAAAAAATTTTTTTGTTTAGAATATATATAATGGCTACTGATTTTAAGACTGTATTAATTGAATCTTCTTTGATTGCTGATATTACTGATACTGAAGTTTTTGGCGTCCAATCAGGACCTGCTCAATCTACTTATCAGCAGTTTCAGGCAATTTCAGCTTCAAACTCTAGCATTGTTTTCAATGTTCAGGTTCCTTCTGAAAATATTGTTATTGATAGACACCTTCTTCTACAAAGCACTCTTTCATTTACTGTTTCCATTGCTAATGTTCCAGCAGGACAACAGGCTTTTCAGTATGGTTTAACGGATTGTGTTCAGGCTTTTCCTTTGAATTCCCTTTTTACAACAGTTCAATCAACAATTAACAACGTTTCGGTATCTACCAATTTACAAGATGTTCTTCCTATGCTTTCAAGAATGAATGACAAGAGAATGCTATCACGCTATAACAGCATGACGCCATCGTATGTTGATAATACTTTTGGTGTTTATTCAACTGCCCCTTTGACGAATGCGAATCCTTTAGCAAGTCTTAATACGACTGGCTATGATGAAGACTTTCAGCCTCGTGGAGCTTATCCTCTTGAATTTATTCAAATTGATCGTTATGTGAATGGAGTTTATACTGACCATAGCCCTATTTCTACAAGTGAGGCCACGAATACATGGAAAGTTTCAATTACTCTTACGATTACCGAACCTTTCCTTGCTCTGTCTCCTTTTATTAATTGTGAGCCTAATATGGAAGCAGGTCTTGTTGGTATTAACAATATGTCGTTTGTTCTGAATGTTGATAGCACATGTAAGCGTCTTTTCTCTACGGCTAATTCTTTTAATAATGGAACTGCGACTGGTTTAGATAGTTTTATTACTGGTGTTGCTTTAGGAATTTCTCCTAATGGTGGAACGGCACAGAATATTGGATTTCAAAGCACTCGTCTTTTGTTTAATTTCCTCTCTCTACAGCCTGAGCAGTATGCTAAGATTAGTACGAAAAATGTTGTTCCTTATCTTGACTATCCTCGTTATTTGACGACCTTTAACAATTCAAATGCTGTAGCACCTGGCGGTTCTTCACGATTGACTTCTCAAAGTATTCAGTTAAATCAAATTCCTGATTTGATTTTAATTACTGCGCGTGTTCCTATGTCAGAGCAAAACTGGGCTTATGCTTCGTCGTTTATGGCTATTGAAAATGTTTCTATTAACTTTAACAATGCTTCAGGTCTTCTTGCCTCGGCTACTCAAAATGATCTTTATAACATTTCTTTTAGAAATGGTTCTCAGCAATCATTTTATGAATTTCAAGGTTTATCTCAGTTTAATGACAATGGCAGTGGTGGTGTCACATCAATTGCTACGACTGGTTCTTTGTTGGTTCTTGCTCCAGTTTATGATTTTAGTTTGCCAAGTTATTTGTCGGCTAGTTCTTTAGGACAATACCAGTTTCAATTTAACATGACCGTTTTTAATCAATATCCTTTTACGATTACTCCTGAAATTTGTATTATTACGGTTAATAGTGGTGTCTTTACGACCCAGCAAGGAACATCTCAGATTTTCACTGGTATTTTGACGAAGGAACAGGTTCTTAGAACAAAAGAACAAAATCCTGTTCCTCATCTTACGACAAGTGAATATGAACGTCTTGTTGGAGGTAAATTGATGAATCGTGGTATGGGTAATGTTTTGAAAATGATTCGTTCTAGACCAAAATTAAGGCATCTTGGAGCTGTTGATATGTCTTCTTCCAGTGGGGGAGTTATGAGTGCTGGTGCAACAAGTGGTGGGGCTACAAGTGGTGGGAAAAGACACAGCAAACTATTAAAGCATATTCATTAAATAAATTAAATAGATTTTTACATTAATAAATAATGCCTTTGATTACATTTTATAAAATTGAATCAAAAGATAAAAATATTTTGGATTGTTATGTTGGTTCTACATCTAATTTTCCAAAAAGAATATTAGATCATAAATCAAGTTGTAATCTTGTAACATGTAATATATATAACTACCCAGTTTATAAATTTATTAGAGAAAATAATGGATTTAAAAATTTTGAATTCATTATTTTAGAAGAAATAAATTGTAAAACAAATGAAGAAAGATATTTGAAAGAAAGAAAATTTATTGAATTATATAATGCTAATTTAAATCAAATTAATCCTATAAGAACTTTAGAAGATAAAAATAAATGTATTAAAAAATGGCGTCAAGAAAATATAAATTATTGGAAAGAATATTATAAAAATTATAGTATTATTTATCGTGAAGACCATAAAGAAGAATTAAAAATTAAAAAAAAAGAATATTATCATAAATTAGAAAAAATAAATTGTGAATGTGGAAGTATATTTAAATTAAATAATAAAAAAGAACATCTTAAAACAAAAAAACATTTAGCATATTTAGAGGGAAATAAATAATTTTTTCTTTTGAATATATATAATGGAGCAATATAACAACGGATTAACTGATACTCTTGTCAGAAATTATTATAATCAAATTAGACACCAGCCCCAGCCAGATTATTTTCCTCAAGAAAATGTTATATCTTTATCAGGTGGAAAACGTGTACGCGCTCACCCATTACCTGGTTATAGCGAATACGATACGCCTTCTTCTTTAGCAGTTGGTCAGCATATTCCAACTCATTATGAGGTAGGTTATCAAGGAGGTTCAAGTAAAAGTAAGCAGTTTTGGAAAGATTTTGGACATGGATTTACTGATACAATGAAGACTGGCGCACAAATTGCTCAACCTGTTGCTACTGAACTTGCTAAAAGTGCTTTAACAAGTTATATGTTAGGAGCTGGTAAGAAACCAAGAGGAAGACCACGAGGATCTACAAAAGGAGGTAAAAAATCTAATATTTTAAAATCTATTGGAAATGCTTTTCATAGTGTTGCTTCTCACCCTATTACTCAAGATGCTCTTCATACTGGTTATCAAATGGCAAAAGATATTGTTGTTCCTGTTGCTACAGAATACGGAAAACAAGCTTTGAAATCTTATCTGACTGGACAAGGACGTAAACGAGGAAGACCATCAAAAAGTGGTGGTGCTTTAATAACAAATCACCCAGCTGAATTTCAAAATTCTTCTCAAGGTGTTTATCCACCAGCATTATTACCTGAATTCATGGAACATAATGCTAGACGAGCAAGAGGAGGAAAAATTAATTGGCGTAAGGTTAAACAGGGAGCTATTGATACTTCAAAAGCTATTGCTCCCTACGCACCGCTCCTCCTAATGGCTGCAGGAAGGAAGCAAAAAAAAGCAAAACTTCCTTCAAGCGGACATAAACGTTTAGAAAATAGAGGGTTGATTGTTGGTGATTTGATGAGAAAACAAGGAATGACTTTAGGACAAGCTAGTAAGTACGTAAAAGAAAATGGACTTTATTAAAAATTAATTTCTTATTATAATATAAATGCCATTACTTTCAAAAAATAGTAATCTTTCAAATAATCCTGATAGCATTTTTTTTGCTTCAAAATTATTGGCAAATACAGCAAGAGAAAATATGAGAAATCCAGTTAGTCCTGATGTTGCTGTTATAAGTCAAATGGAATTGGATAAAAATATTGCTGTAAATTATAATAGCTTTATTGTTACTTATCAAGAAATTCAATCAACAGTATTTTTTATTTTAGATGCTGTTCAAAAAAGTAAAACAATATTAAGAGATTATGGAGATATAACCTCAGGTCAATTACAAGCAATTATAAATCAATTTAAAGCATCAACAGTTAATATTTCCACAGCTAATAAATTAATTAGTTCAGGATTAGTTCCTAATCAACCAAGAATACAATCTATTGGTGGTTCTCGTAAAGGAAAAAAAATAAGTAAATTAGCTCCTTCTTCTTCAAGACCAAGTAGTAGTAGTACATCAGCAAGACTTCAAACACCTTTAGCACCTGCTCGGCGATTCACCTCTACTTTAGGAGATACTGCTGTTCTTCCTCTTACTTATAGAACAGGAGATGCTAATGGAACAGTTTCTAGTGCTTCAAGTGTTAATACTGGATTTACTGGATTTAGTAGTTCAAGCGATGATAGTTCAAGCGATGACGGTAGTTCAAGCGATGATAGTTCAAGCGATGATGATAGTTCAGGCATTCCTTCAACATTTATGAGAAATTTTGGAATAAATAATCCAAGTTATGATCCTGATGGTGATAGTACAATAAGTTCAATTGGAAATGATGATGATTCAGACGATGAAGATGATGGAAGTGTTAGTATTGGTTCAACGCCAAAAGATGTAAATGTTCTTTTAAGATTATTAAATAGATTGATTCAATTAATCAGAAAAGCAGATTATATTTTTACTGGAATGCTTAACTCTAATATTAATAGTTTAACTTCTTCACAAATTAATGATTTAGTAAAAATAAGAAGTGCTATGAATTTAATTTGGAAAATATTTACAACTCCTAATGAACATGGAGTTAGAATAGATTTTATTTTACGTTTATTAGTTCAATATTCTGCTCCTTTACTTATTACTCTTCATCAAGTTATAGAAATATTCGTCCAAGATTTAACGATTGGAATTAATAAATATCAACAGAATGAACCACAACAAGCACAAGCAGAAGGAGCAGGTAGAAAACGAGGAGCAGGAAGACCAGTACCTACACTCAACGAAAGTATTAGAAATTACTCAGCAAAATATCTTCTATAAATATATATAATGGACAATCTTTTTGCTAGAAAAGATATAATGGAATATCCGAAAAAAGTGAGACAAATTATTAATCTTATGACTATAACTCGTAATTATAAAATTGTAGGATCAGCTTCATTTAAATCTATGAAATATTCAAGTGATATAGATTTAAACGAAACTTTTAAAGAACCTGATACAAATAAAATATTAGAAAAAATTTATCTGATGTTTAAGAATAAATTTAAAGAAGCTAAAAAAGAAAAAAATGTATTTATAACAGATTTTAAATGTGGTCTAGATAGTAATGGAGAACCTTTACGATGGAAATATGCTGACATAATAAAAGGATATAAAATTTTAGAAAATGGAAATAAAAGAAAATTTGTTGATTGTATTTTAACTCCAACAACCATGAAACTAGATATTATTGCTTTAGGAGATGATAATATATTTATGGATTATAGCGATAATTATTTTATCAAGTTAGGACAACATGCTAATTTTTTTCCTTTTGATATTTCTCGTGAGTATATATTGAATAGCCTTAAACATGCTTTCTATGATTATTTTTACGCCCAAGAAAATTTAATGAAAGGTCTTAAACGATGTTTTTCATATTATTTTTTAGAAGATAAAGTAAAAAATAAAAATAAGTTAGAAAAATTAACAAATTTTTTTAATTCCAAAGCTGGATATTTATATAAAATAAAATCTGAATTAGGAACAATAAAAGATGTCAAAGAACAAACATTTAAAAAAGTAAGTAAAGGTGCAATTAAGAAAAATTTAGAAATTATTTATTCTCAAATTTTAGATGCTGGATTAAATAAAAATTTTTATTCTGTATCATTAGATAAGCTCATAGAAAATTTAAATAAATTAATTAATAATTTTTGTTTGGAATTTATTAATCAAAATAAAAGTATTTTGCTTTTTTAGAATTAAAAAAATCTAACTAGTATATAATAATGAACTTTGAATCGGTAGGCTCTCCATTATGTAAAATAACAGGTACTAATCATAAAAAAGCACCTGTTATTTGTATTAGTGAAAAAGAAGGTGAATCACGTTATCCATTTAATGAATTACAATTAAAAGGAAATGAACAATTTCAAGTTATTCCTAATCCAAATACAGAAAGACAAATTATTTATATTACTGCTCCTAGTGGTTCAGGAAAATCATATTGGACGAAACATTATTGTGATGAATATAGAAAATTATATAAACAAAGACCTATATATTTATTTTCAAGTATTTCTGAAGATTCATCTATTGACTCAATTAAAGGATTAAAAAGAATTAAATTAACTCCTGAATTAATTAATGAAACTATAGAAGCAAAGGATTTTTCTGATTCATTAGTAATTTTTGATGATACTGATTGTTTGACTGATAAATTAATTAAAAATAAAGT